CCAGATTATACAACCTTGGCAGTTCGGTCATGGTGAAACAAAGGCTACCTGTTTGTGGCTCAAGGGGTTACCTTTACTTAAACCAACAAATATCGTAGAAGGTAGGGAGGCTAAGGTACACAAGATGGGGCCATCACCAGACAGGTGGAAGCTCAGAAGCAAAACCTATCAAGGTATCGCAGACGCTATGGCTGAACAGTGGGGCTAAGGAGAAGGAAATGAATATTGAAGTTATATCGTTAGATGAGGATACTGGGCGAATAGTGCTAGAGGTGGATGAAGAAGCGCAGATAGCCCTTATCAGTGCTGGGTTCAATGCACTACTTAAGACCTTAGTCTTAGAGACAGAGGTGAGTGATGACTAGACACATAGGAGATTAAAATGACCTTTACTTCGCCAGCAGATAAAACAGGTGGATCAGCTTTTCCTCATAATCCCAACGAGGTTGAACTCGGATCAGAAGGTATGTCTTTGTTAGACTATTTTGCTGTTCAGCTTATGGCAGCGGAATTATCAAGGGAGCCAGTGGAGCCTCACCAAATGGACGGACTAGCTATGTCGTCTTATGAAGCTGCCTATTGTCTGATAAAGGTAAGATCTAGTCTGAGGGGCTGGTAATGAGACATCTCATAATTCCCGATACACAGGTTAAACCCGGACACTCATTAGACCATCTACGTTGGGCAGGCATGTACGCAGCAGAGAAGAAGCCAGATGTCATTGTACACATAGGTGACCACTGGGACTTCGAATCACTGAGTTCATACGACAAGGGTAAGAAGTCCTTTGAAGGGAGGAGGTATCTTAAGGATATAGAGGCAGGTAACAAAGGGCTTAAAGAGTTCATGGACCCTATCCTCAGTGAACAACAAAGGTTACGGGTTAATAAGAAAGCGCAGTGGAACCCACGACTGGTGTTCACAGTAGGCAACCACGAGCACAGGATAGAGAGGGCCATTAACAACGATGCCATGCTGGAGGACCTCATAGGGCTTCACCACACTAACCTAGAGTGGTACGGTTGGGAGGTTATCCCTTTCCTAGAGGTAGCCGTCATTGACGGTATAGCGTACAGCCATTACTTCACCTCTGGTGTCATGGGTAGGCCAGTATCATCTGCTAGGCTCATGTTGCAGAAGAAGTTCATGTCCTGTGTCATGGGCCATGTGCAAGATAGAGACATAGCCTTTGCTACCAAGGCAGATGGTACTAGGATGACAGGCATATTTGCTGGTATCTTCTATCAGCACGATGAAGAATATCTGAATCCTCAGACTAACAGGAGTTGGCGAGGAATCTGGGTGCTGAACGAAGTTAAGAATGGACAGTTCGATGAGTTACCTATCAGTATTGATTATCTAAGGAGTAAATACGCATGAGCGCACTTGATAATATCAGGCCAGAGGACTGGGATAGTCTGAGAGCTGACTTCTACAGGAACCGTAAACCTAGCCAAGAAATGAACGATTACTTAGCTGAGTCAGAAGATACAACTGAAGAGCTGGACGTAGTAGAGAAACCAGCTCACTACAACAACGGAAGTATCGAAGCTATTGAGTACATCAAGCAACAAACAGGAGAGGGGTTCAAGGACTACCTGTACGGCAACGCTATCAAGTATCTGCACAGGCACCGTTACAAGGGTAAGCCGGTAGAAGATTTACGTAAGGCAGTGTGGTACATTAACCGTATGATGGAGGAAGAAATCAATGGACTTTAACGTATACCAGTTGCAAGCAGAAGCATTTGCTATTTACGAGGAACGTCTGTATCCTGTAGTATCACTCATGGTTGAGTCGGCTGAGTTAGCAGACTTGTACGTTAAGCCTCTACTCCGGGGTGATGCTGTTGACATTGACCGTAAGAAAGTTATCTCAGAGGCTGGTGATGTTCTGTGGAATCTAGCTGTATTCCTTAAGCGTGAAGGTATCAAGCTGGAGGATGTAGCCCAAGAGAATCTTAAGAAGTTGACTAAGCGTGTACAGAACGGTACTATACAGGGGAGTGGCCATGACCGTTAAAGTTGAACTACCTTCAGAGACAGTAGACTCTATAGTTCTTGAAGAGCTTAAGGACGCTTATGAATATTTGAGGGAGGCTCTTGAAAAGTACGCGCATGGTGGTCTACCCTGTGTCTTCTATTTAGACACAAAGAAAGACAAAAAGAAGATAAAGAAAACGATCAAAGCCCTTAGATTGGCTATGCAGTGGTATACCGTAGGAGGTAAAGATGAATGAGAGAGACGAGTTTGAAGAAGCGTGGTACGAAAGTGTTATGTCTGACTTCTCAGAGATAGCAGATAACGAAGGCATTGAAGAGACATTAAACAGGCTGATTAACTATCTTGATAATCCTAAAGAAGAGTACGCATTAGCCAGAGTTCTAGATTTTATGAAAGAAAACCCTGACATTATCCTTGGGAGGAATCATGCTTAAGAGTGGCTACGAAGAGTATATCCATAAGTCTAGGTACGCTAGGTACGTACCTGAGAAAAAGCGACGAGAGACTTGGGAAGAGACGGTACGGCGTTATGTCGATTACTTCTGCGAGCGTGGACAGTTAGGAGACAAGGATGCAGATGACTGCTACAACGCTATCGTGAACTGTGATGTAATGCCTAGCATGCGGGCTATGATGACTGCTGGAGAGGCTCTTGACCGTGATAACGTAGCAGGGTTTAACTGTTCGTATCTTGTTATAGACAGCCCCCGTGCATTCGATGAGCTGATGTATATTCTTATGTGTGGTACTGGTGTAGGGTTCTCTGTGGAACGTCAGTACGTGAGCAAGCTGCCAGAAATAGCAGAGGATATGTATGGAACAGACACAGTTATCCACGTTGCAGATTCGAAAATTGGGTGGGCAAAAGCTTATAGAGAACTTATATCACTGTTATATAGTGGTCAAGTTCCAAGATGGGATGTATCTGGAGTTAGACCTGCTGGTTCACCACTCAAAACCTTTGGAGGCCGCGCAAGCGGTCCTGAACCTCTTGTCGAGCTATTCAAGTTCACAGTCGAAGTCTTTAGAAACGCTGCTGGACGAAAGCTTACCTCAGTGGAATGTCATGACCTTTGCTGCAAAGTGGCACAGATTGTCGTCGTTGGGGGAGTCAGACGTAGTGCATTAATCTCCCTGAGTAACCTCACAGATGATCGTATCCGTAGGGCTAAGCATGGTCAGTGGTGGCTGGATAACCCTCACCGTGGTCTGGCTAATAACTCAGCGTGCTACACAGAGAAGCCTGACTTTGAGGCATTCCTTAACGAGTGGCAGTCACTGTATGAGTCACGTTCAGGTGAGCGAGGGTTCTTCTCACGGGTAGCTTCACAGAAACAGGCAGCTAAGAACGGACGTAGGGATGCCAGCTATGACTTCGGTACTAACCCTTGTTCAGAGATCATCCTTCGTCCTAATCAGTTCTGTAACCTGAGTGAGGTAGTAGTACGACCAGATGATTCACTGGAGGCACTGAAGGAGAAGGTACGGATAGCTACAATACTTGGTACACTACAGGCTACCCTGACTGACTTCCGTTACCTCCGTAATATCTGGAAGAAGAACACAGAAGAGGAGTGCCTGTTGGGTGTATCACTGACAGGGATTATGGACCATAGTGTTCTAAGCGGATGTCAGAAACTCTACGTTGATGAGGACATGACTGGTCTTAAAGAGTGGCTAACTGCCATGAAGGAGGTCGCCATTGAGACTAACAAAATCTGGGCTGAAGCGTTGGGTATTAATCAGTCTACTGCTATTACTTGTGTCAAGCCTAGTGGTACAGTATCACAACTGGTGGATTCAGCATCTGGCATCCATGCAAGGTTCGCACCGTATTATATTCGTCGTGTACGAGCAGACATGCGAGACCCCCTCTGTGGAGTCCTTGAAGCCGCCGGAGTACCATGTGAAACAGATGTTACCTCACCTACAACTAAGGTGTTCTCCTTCCCCAAGAAGGCACCTGAAGGAGCCATTTACGCCAACAATGAAACAGGCATGTCCCAGTTGAAGCTCTGGGATATTTACCAGAGACATTGGTGTGAACATAAACCAAGTATCACTGTGTACTATCGTGACAACGAGTTCCTAGAGATAGGCCAGTGGATGTACAATAACTTCGATAGTGTGAGCGGTGTATCGTTCTTGCCCTACAGTGAACACACGTATGAGCAAGCACCTTACGAAGCTATTACAAAGGAGAAGTACGAGGAGTTAATGGCCGACTTCCCTGTCAGCTTTAACTGGAATATATCTGAAGAGTCAGACTTAACTGAGGGTTCACAGACACTCGCTTGTGTAGGAGGAGCCTGCGAGATTTAATCAGGTGCGGCGGGACTTTCTACCTCCTGCCGCTTTCCCTTCCCTGTTACCTATCTTACCTCCCCGTGATCTGTTTTCTGAACGATGTTCAGCTACAAACTTGC